GGTCGCCGTCCTCGAAGAGGGCATGAAGTTCACACCGATTGCGATTCCCAACAACGAGGCACAATTCCTTGAAACGAGAAAGTTTCAGATTGAGGAAATCGCTCGCCTTTATCGTGTACCTCTGCATATGATTGGTGACCTCGATCATGCGACGTTTTCGAACGTAGAACATTTGTCGCTGGATTTCGTGAAATACAGCCTTGACCCGTGGATTGTCCGCTGGGAACAGGGCTTTCAGAAAGATTTGCTCAGCGACTCCGACAAAGGCAAATACTTCATCAAATTTAACGTGGAGGGGCTTCTTCGTGGCGACTATGCAAGCAGAATGCAGGGCTATGCAACGGCACGTCAGAACGGCTGGATGTCGGCAAACGATATACGTGAGCTTGAAAATATGAATGCAATTCCGGAGGAACTTGGTGGTAATCTTTACCTCTGTAACGGTTCGATGAGCCGCCTTCAGGACGCAGGAATTGCTTATTCTAAAAATGAAAGTGAGGAAGAGAAATGAGCAAGAAATTCTGGAATTTCGTGAAAGACGAAAGTACCGGAGAAATGGAACTGATTTTTGACGGCCCTATCTCTAATGAATGCTGGTGGGGCGATGAAATCACCCCTGCTATGTTTCGTGATGAACTATCAAAAATCAATGGAAATCTGACCATTTGGCTGAATAGTCCGGGGGGAGATTGCTTTTCTGCAAGCCAGATTTACACGATGCTACGAAATCACAAAGGCAAAATTACTGTCAAAATAGACGGCATTGCGGCCTCGGCAGCATCGGTTGTTGCGATGTCCGGAGATGAAACTCTGATCAGTCCTACGGGATATTTGATGATTCATAACCCCATGACTTTAGCAAGCGGAAACAAGGCTGACATGGAAAAAGCGATTGAACTTCTGGAGGAAGTCAAGGAAGGAATCATCAACGCTTATGTCCGAAAAACGGGTCTGAGCCGCAACAAAATCTCAAAGCTGATGGATGAAGAGACATGGATGAATGCAGAAAAAGCACTACAGCTTGGCTTTGTTGACGGCATTCTTTTTGACAATAAGAAGAGCACTCCCGAACCGGGGAAAGATGAGCCGGAAGAATCCGATGAAAACTATACGGATAATGATAGTTCAGGCGAAAAGAAATACACTGCCATGCAATATTCAGCAGGAAAACCGATGCAGGCATTTCTGCAGAAAATCACTGCTGAGCATGGCGGTGGCACACCGATTGACCAGCTTGAAAAGCGGCTGGAACTTTTGAAATATTGATTGGAGGAATGTATATGACGATTCAGGAACTGAGAGAAAAGAGAGCGAAGGCATGGGATACTGCGAGAGATTTCCTCGACAGCAAGAGACAGGCAAACGGCACACTTTCCGAGGAGGACAGCAAGACATACGATACAATGGAGCAGACCATTGTTGACCTTGGCAAGGAGATTCAGCGTCTTGAAAGACAGGCTGCAATTGAAGCGGAGATGAATGCCCCCACATCTGAACCGATTACCAACAAGCCGGGCAGTCGCACCACCGACCCTACGAAGCCGTCCATTGCAACCGATGAGTACAGGGACGCTTTCTGGAACAACATCCGCAACAGAAATTTCGTAGATGTTCGCAACGATTTACAGATTGGCACGGACTCTGAGGGCGGTTTCCTGTGTCCGGACGAGTTTGAAAAGAAGCTGATTGAAAGCCTTGAAGAAGAGAATATTTTCCGTCCGCTGGCAACCAAAATCAACACTTCTTCCGGCGACAAAAAAATCCCGATTGTGACTTCAAAGGGTGAAGCGGCATGGCTCGAAGAGGAAGAGGCGTACTCCCTTTCCGACGATGCATTCGGTCAGATTGCCCTCTCCGCATACAAGGTCGGTACAGCTATCAAGATTTCGGAAGAGCTGCTGAACGACAGCGTTTTCGACCTGCCGTCCTACATTGCGAAAGAGTTCGGCAGAAGAATCGGTGCAAAGGAAGAAGAGGCATTTCTCATCGGTGACGGCAAGGGCAAGCCTACCGGTATTTTTGCGGACATCGGCGGTGCGGAAAGCGGTGCAACCACAACCGGTGCGACAATCACATTTGATGACATGATGGAGCTTTTCTACTCGCTGAAGTCGCCCTACCGCAAAAAGGCTGTGTGGATTCTCAACGAACAGACCGTCAAGGCACTCCGCAAGGTCAAGGACAGCAACGGCAACTACATCTGGCAGGCTTCAATTTCTGACGGAATTCCGGACACCATTCTCAACCGTCCTTATGTAACTTCCGTTTATGCACCGACACCTGATGCCGGAAAGAAAGCCATTGCATTCGGTGACTTCTCGTATTATTGGGTAGCTGATCGTCAGGGTCGTTCCCTCAAGAGATTGAACGAACTGTTCGCCATGAACGGACAGGTTGGTTTCCTTGCTTCCGAGCGTGTGGACGGCAGACTGATTCTGCCGGAGGCTGTGAAAACGCTCACCGTCAAGGGCGGAACGGCAAAGGCGTGACAATGATTACACTGTCTGAGGCTAAAAATTATCTGCGTGTTGACTGGGAGGATGACGATAAACTCATCCTATCACTCCTCGACACGGCGAAAAAATTGTGCATGGACGTCGGCAGAATGAACGAAGAGCAGTTTGTGGAAAATGAGGAAACCACACGGCAGGCTATGCTGTATACCATTTCTTACCTCTATGAAAACCGCAATACTGCGGACTTTTTGAAATTAACGCTGGTGATTCGTGCATTGCTTTTTGCACAACGAGAGGATGTGATTTGATTGGAAATCGGAAAATTGAATCAGCGAATTACGATTCTTGAAAACAGAACTGTAATTGATGAGATTGGAAATCATATCGCAAAGTGGGATGAAGCTTATTCTTGTTGGGCGTGTGTTTCCGTCAAAACGTCTACAGAATCTGACGATACAGGAGTTAGCAAGGAAGTGCAAACAGTTCAATTTATAGTCCGTCAGAATTTCCAAACTGTCCGTATCTCGACTACAGTTAATCGGATTCTCTTTCGTAATTTAGAGTATGATATTACCGGAATTGTGCCGGATTTTGTGCGTAACGATTACATCAAAATCACCGCTGTTGCGAGAAAGGCAGGTGTCCCCGATGACATCTATTGATGACATGAGTGCTGAAATCATGAGAGGCTTGACGGAGTATGCAGACCTTGCCGATACGGAAATGAAAAAAGCCGTCCGCAAAACTGCGACGACTGTCAAGAAAGAAATCATGGAGAACGCACCTGTAAAATCCGGTGCATACAAGAAGAGTTGGACTACTTCAAAAGTGTCTGAGAACAGCCATGAATTACAGATGACCGTCCATTCTAAAAACCGCTATCAGCTTGCGCACCTTCTTGAACACGGTCATGCCAAGCGTGGCGGTGGCAGAGTTTCTGCCCGTCCGCATATTGCTCCTGCCGAGGAAAAAGGTGCAGAATTATTGGAAAGTCTGATTGAGAAAGCGTTGAGGTGATTCCTGTGACATACGAAGAAATCGCTGAAATGATGCGTGAAATGGGTCTCCCCTTTGCGTATCATCACTTTGCCGAGGGAGAGTCACCACAACCGCCCTTTCTGATTTTTCTTTCTCCCGGCGAGCATACTTTCGGTGCGGATAATGTGGTGTATCATAGTTTCAAAAAGCTGGATATTGAGCTGTACACTGACAAGAAATCACCGGATTTAGAGGAAGAGATTGAGTCTGTGTTTCATGCACATGAGATATTTTATACGAAAACTGAAAGCTGGATTGCATCGGAAAAGATGTATGAAGTGCTTTATGAAATGGATGCCTGAGAAGGAGGTTGGTCTGAAAATGGCTCTTAAGAAAAACAAAGTTAAGTTCGGTCTGAACAAGGTGCACTGGGCTAAAATCACAGCGTGGTCTGAGGACGGTGTTCCTACCTTTGATACACCTGTGAGACTGCCCGGTGCCGTATCGCTGAGTATTGATGCTAATGGCGAAGCCGAGAATTTTTACGCTGACAACACGGTTTACTACGTTATCAACAACAACGCTGGCTACACCGGTGACCTTGAAATCGCCCTCATCACAACGGATTTTGCAACGGAAATTCTGGGAGAAATTCTTGACACAAAGGGCGTGCTGGTGGAGAAGAATGATGATGAACCGCAGCAGTTTGCACTGCTCTTTGAATTTTCGGGTGACAAAAATCACATTCG